CCTAATTTTAAAAGGGTGTAGGTTTTTAACTTGCACCTTTTTTTTATACATTTAACAAATGACAGAAAAAGAAACAGAACAGAATATGTTAATGGAGTTTATTGCAGATACTTGCAAGATAGACATTGACAAAAAAATAGATTATCCACCAGTATGTTTAAGCTATGGTGAAAAGGTTTTACAATCAGATAAAGGTGATTTACTCATACCAATAGCTTTGGGAACATTTGGCAATCTTTCAGTAATTACAGCACCACCAAAGACCCGTAAAAGTTTTTTTTGTAGCCTATTAGCAAGTGCTTATTTAAGTGGTTCAAATATTTACGGTGGACAAATTAAAGGACATAGAGGTAATGGTGATTTAATTTATATAGATACAGAGCAAGGAAGCTGGCACGCATCTAAAGTATTTAAAAGACCATTAGATATGGATAGCAACATACCTAAAGATAAATACCATACGTTTGCATTGCGTACAATAGCTTTTAAGGAACGTTTAGAGTTTATTGAATACTATTTAAAGGAACATATAAAAGAACCATCACTTTTAATTATAGATGGTGTAGCAGATTTATGTGCAGATGTAAACAACATAGAAAAAAGTAATGAATTAGTAAGTGCATTAATGAGAATAAGCCAACAACAAAACGTGCATATCATTTGTGTGATACATCAAAACTTTGGTAGTGCTAAACTTGGAACTGGTCATTTAGGTTCAGCATTAGAAAAGAAAGCAGAAACAGTAATAAGTTTGGAAGCAAACACAGTTAATAAAGATTGGACAACGGTAAAATGCGGTAGAAGTAGGGGTTACTCTTTTGAAACATTTAGCTTTGAAGTAAATGAAAAAGGATTGCCAACAATAGTAAATAATTTATATGACCCATTAAAATGATATGGTACAAAAAACAATGATTATAGTTGCTGCAAAGCATAAAGAGTGGGTAGAAATAGTTTTATCCTTTGGTTGTAAACAAGAAACCGCTGAAGATATTGTACAAGAAATGTATTATAAGATACAACTAAAACTTGAAAAAGGTTTGGATATAATGTACAATGAAGAAGAAATAAACTACTATTATATTTTTAAGACTTTAAGAACATTGTTTTACGATTTAAAAAGAAAAGGTAAAAACATTACAATGGTTTCTATGGATGACATACACTTAACCACATCAGATGTAAACTACCAAGAACCATATGATAAAATACAAGAAGAACTATCAAAGATGTTCTGGTATGATAGAAAGGTATTTGAGATAATAAATGAGGGTGAAAGCATTGCAGAATTTTCACGCAAAAGTTTAATACATTACTATTCACTTTACAACACATATAACAAAGTCAAGAATAAACTAAAGAAATTATTATGAGCAGCTTAATTAGAAACAGTAAACAAGTAAGACAAACAATAGATTTTACTGGTGTACAAAGTGGTAAAATACACCCAACAGATATTGATGCCGTATTAGAATTTGATAATGAGGTTTTAATATTAATGGAGGTAAAGCGAAAAGGTAATATAATACCAACTGGTCAAAAATTAGTTTTAGAAAGGATAGCTAATTCTTGGCATACAAATAAATGTGTAGTTTTTTATGTAACACACGATTTTAAAAATGATGATAAAGATATACCATTAGATAAATGCAATGTAGATAGTGTTTATTTAGACAAGGAATGGAAATCAGCAAAGAAAGTGATGAACCTTATTGATACCTTAAAATATTTTAAAGCAAAGTGGAATATAAAAAAATTAGAATTATGAAAATAGGAAACATTATTTATTACATTACAAAATATACTGGCATTAAATACTTGGTAGATAAATACCACAAGTTAAGAGGTACTAAATGTAATTGCAACAACAGAAGAAAAAAGTTAAATGAAATAAAAATAGATAGATGGTAAAATTTACTAAAGAAGATTTTGAAAGCTGGAGCAACTTTCGCTCTGAACCAAAAAGCACATTACAACCTAATGAGTTTGAACTTATATGCCATTTGCATAGTGTTTACTATAACCATAAATATGTAAAACCTTGCACGTGTAATCCAAAGAAAATAAAGCTATGGATAAAACAACTAAACGTAATTTGGAATAATGGGCATTAAAAAAATTAATGAGTGGGAAAAGGCAGTTGTGTTTCTTTTAAATCTTGATGGTTGGGAGTTGGAACATTGCGGTGATGGTTATTCAAGATATGATGCTAAAGGAAAAACACCAAAAAATATGGATTGCGTTATAGAGATGAAATTTCGTAACAAGTACTATGAAGATAAGATGTTAGAAAAAGATAAGTACGATGCTCTAATGGCTTTAGATGATGTTGTAAAGATATACTTTGTAAATGACCCTAAAGGAAACTTTATGTATTACCTCAACACTTTAGAGATGCCAACACCAGTAAAAAAGTACTGCCCAGATACAACAATTTGGACAAAGAAAAGACTTTTAAAAGATGTGTACTTGCTTAAAGAAAACCAAGCGGTTAGAATAAATATAAATATAGAACCAAATTAGTTGTTAAATGTTTTGTTTATAAAATAGATTAATGTATATTGCGTTATATTAATTTTAAAACAAACAGAATGGAACAAAACAATTATGTTGAAATAACCAACAGAAAACAAGAAATAGTACTACAAAGAATTGCATTAAATAAAAGCAATGAAACTTGTGATGAAAGTATAAAGCAAAAAAAGTTAAAACGTAATGATGCTAAAAATGACTTTGAGTTTAAGAAAGAAAATGATGTAATAAAAAAGTTAAAAGAAATTATATTTAATAATAATGAAACCTTAAAGAAAATTAAAGCAGAAGAAAAATCATTAAACTTATTAAAAGCATCAAGGGATAAAGACTATCATATATTTAAAAATTATGCATTAGGTAAACAAGAAAGTAAACTACTTAATAAAATAAAAGATTTAAAACAAGAGTGTTTAATTGATGCAAAAAATTTTAAGATAAATAAAACTGTAAGACTAATTGCTGCAGAATATTCATACAAATTAGATTTAATTATAAAATCTCATCAAGTATGATAGTAAACAAAGCAGCTTGGGAAGAATTAAAAAAGCAGATAGAATATCACACACAACAAGATAGTGAGATAACAGATGTGCTTATAAACTACCAAGTAAAAGAGGGTAAAAAGAATTATTTAAAACTAAACATAACAATAGACAAATGGGCAACGATAACAGAGTAGACAGACTACAAGCAAAAGTAGAAGAACAACAAGAACTAATTGCATTACTTTACAAGCAGTTAGATGAAAAAGACAATCATACATACATAGGAGAAACAGATACATTGCATTGTTCAGATGGTGAGTTGTATATTGGTTACGATGATAACAAAACACTTGTAATGGAAGTAGACCAGCTTTTTAGAGATTTACCAAGTATAATTAGTATGGTAACTAAAGAACAAAAGAAGATACAACAGATGCACCTAGAAATGATTAAAATAGCACAAGCAGAATTATGATACTATTGATAGATGCAGATAGTTTAATATTTGCTAGTTGTTACAGAAAAAGAGAAACACCAGATGATGAACTATACTACACCGAGATAGAAGATAGTAGGGCAAAGTTTGATGAACAGTTTATGTCAATAGTAAACCATCTTGAAGATAAATACCCAATAGACAAGGTGCTTACATTTAGTGGCTCAAAAGGTAACTTTAGAAAACTTATTACAAAGAAGTACAAAGCCAATAGAAAGAAACAAGAACTGCCACCGCTATTAGATGAGATGCACCAATTTGTAAAAGACCATTATGATAGCATATGGGGTTACGGTGTAGAAACAGATGATATGGTTGCAAGGTACTGGAAGCAAATTAGTGATGATATTGGTAGAGATGAAGTAATGATAGTATCAATAGACAAAGACTACAAACAGTTCCCTTGCTTGATGTACAACTATCACTACAAGCACAAAGAGATATTAGATATATCAGAAGAAGAAGCAATGTACAATTTCTATGAGCAATGCATTGTTGGTGATACCGCAGACAATGTAAACTACTTTAAAGGTAAGGGTAAGAAGTTTGCAGAAAAACATTTTAAAGACTGCACAACAAAATACCAATACACAAGAAAGTTATATGAATTATTTAAACTAGAATACAAAGGGAAGGCTAGACAAAAATTTGTTGAGTGCCATCACCTTTTAAAATTAAGAACAGAATAAAAATCAATAATTAAAATGACAAGAGCAACGAAAAAATACCCACTTGGAAGGGGTTTATCTTTTTTATTATTATCACCAGAAGAACAATCTTTAAAATACCAACAACTTGAAGAAGAATTATATTGTATAAAACAAGAAAAATATAAATTAATATCTAAAAATGAAATTTTAAAAAAAGATAATTACAATCTTGAAAATTGCATATTAGAAAAACAAAGACATATTGAAAATTTGGTTGATAAATTATTTAAAAAAGCTAATAAAAAAAGCAATGAAGAAAATCCTAAAACATATTTAATAAAAAACAATCATACAAAACTTTATAAAATTGGTTATTCAAAAAACCCTAAACATAGGGAAAAAACATTGCAATCTCAAGAACCAAGTATTAAAATGGTTAAGATTTGGAATAAGAATATAGAAAGAAAATTACATAAACTATATTCAGAATATAGAGTAAGAGGTGAATGGTTTAATTTAACACCAATACAAGTAAAATATATATGCACACAATTTTAAAATAAAATGAAAGATAAAATAGTAGAAGATTTAAAAAGAGAGTTTGACATAAGAAGTTGTGTAGGTATAGACAAATACAAAACAACACTACAAGATAATAACAGAGATGATTTTTTGCAGCATTTAAAAGAAGAACTAATGGATGCAGCTTTATACATACAAAAACTACAAAGCAATGACACCAAAAGATAAAGCGATGGAAATTGCAATGAAATTTGATAAAAAAGGAGAAACCGATAATGCTAAACAATGTGCATTGATTTGTGTAGATGAGATATTAAGAGAAATACCAAAGAGATTTGATAGTGAAGAAATATATTGGGAAGAAGTTAAAAAAGAAATAGAAAAATTATAATATGAATTACAACACAATACCAACAATATTAGAAACACCAGAACAAGTAAGTGAATTACTTATTACATTAACTGGCATAGATATATACAAACAAACAAGGCAAACTGAATACGTTGAGCATCGTGCTTTGCTTTGTCATATATTAAGAAACAAACTTGATATGAGGTGGGTAAGTATATCAGACTTTATAAAATCAAAGGGCAAATCATTTGACCACGCAACGGCAATACACGCAAACAAAATGTATCCATTGTACAAAAAAGATAGATTTGATTACTACGATAAACTTGAAAGCAATTTTATAGTTAAATCACAAATAGAGTATAGCCAGATTTCAAAGTTAGAAGTGATACAAAAAAAGTATGCAACATTAGAAAAAGATTATTTCAAAGCAATAGAAAAGTTAAGCAACTACGATAAACAATATTCAAGTGGTTATACACCAAATGAAATAAAATACAGAGATTTAGAAGAAGAACAAAAAACTATGTATGATGAACGTGCAGCTTTAGTATTAAAGTCTTTTGAATGGAAGCAAAACAATAGTGAGTATGAAATAATTAACTGTGCATCGTGATAGAATTTATAAAAACAATATTGTGTTTAGCATTAAGTTTTGGGTTTCATTGTATAGTATGGGAAGATGACTATGTAAAGTCTAAATTCTGGAAAGTATATTGGGCAATAGTTATATTATGTTTATTTCCTTTAATTATGATAATATGATAAAAAAAGAATGGCTATTTATGCAAACACCAAAAGAGAAAGCATACCAATTAGTAAAAGCATTTTATGTAGAAACAACAACAAGCACACAAGCAAAGAAATGTGCTAAACTACATATAAGCCTTATACTTGAAAACGAAATACTAAAACCATCTAACAATATAGAATACTATCAAGAAGTACTAAACGAAATAGAAAAGCTATGATAGATTTAAGATTAGGTGATTGTTTAGAGGTGATGAAAGATATACCAGATGGTAGTGTTGATGCTATAATAACAGACCCACCTTATGGTACAACAGCTTGTAAGTGGGATAGTGTGATAGACTTTGAGCCTATGTGGGAACAACTTAATAGAATTATTAAACCTAACGGTGCAATAGTTTTATTTGGAAGTGAGCCTTTTAGTAGTGCTTTAAGAATGAGTAATATTAAGAATTATAAGTATGATTGGGTTTGGAAAAAAAGCAATGTTATGGGTTTTTTAAACTCAAAGAAAAGACCTTTGAAAGAAATAGAAAATATTATGGTTTTTAATTCAAAAATATACAATCCACAAGGTTTGAAAGTAAACACCAAAGGTAAAAATAGACGAGGAAAGCAGACAGAGGTTACAGGCAAATACAATAGTGTAAACTTCAGTACACACACAAACTACCCAAGAACAATTCAGTATTTTAAAAATGACAGAGGTTTACACCCAACACAGAAACCTGTTGAGCTTATGGAGTATCTTATCAAGACATACACAAACGAAAACGAAACAGTTTTAGACTTTACTATGGGGTCAGGCTCTACAGGAGTAGCAGCAAAGAATACAAATAGAAACTTTATAGGAATAGAACAAGACCAAAAATATTTTAACATAGCAGAACAAAGAATAAAAGAAACAGAATTTAAACTATTTTAATATGAGCAAGAAACTAATACAAAAGCTACAACAACTATTAGACAAATTACCAAAGGGTAAAGAAAGAAAAGCTATAAGAGAAAGACTATTAAACTTAAAGCTTGGAAAATGAATATAACAAATGAAGATAATATGGAACTAATGGCAAGGTATGAGGATAACTACTTTGATTTGGCTATTGTAGACCCACCTTATGGTATAAGCATAAACAAACAATCACAAGGTAAAGGAGGTGGTGTTGCTAAAAAAATAAACTATACTCAAAAAGATTGGGATAGTGAAGCTCCAAACAAAAAATACTTTTTTGAATTATTAAGAGTAAGTAAAAATGTTATTATTTGGGGTGCAAATTATTTTATAGAAAATATACCAAATGCTAATAGTAGTTGTTGGATTGTTTGGGATAAAGATAATGGCGCTTCAGATTTTGCCGATAGTGAATTGGCTTATACAAATTTTAAAACAAGTGTTAGAAATTATAAATGTAAATGGGCTGGGATGCTTCAGTATGATATGAAAAACAAAGAAACAAGAATACACCCAACTCAAAAACCAATTAGGCTTTATGAATGGCTTTTAATGAATTATGCCAAAGAAGGGGATAAGATACTCGATACTCATTTAGGTAGTGGAAGTATTGCTATTGCTTGTCATAACTTAAAATATGACTTAACCGCTTGTGAACTTGATAAGGAGTACTATGAAGCAGCAATAAAAAGAATAGAGCAACATAAACAACAATTAACAATGTTCTAAAAACAAAGTTTAATTACGTTATATAATTGAATAAACAAAATACTATCAAATGGATAAAAGAAAAAATAACGGTGGTGCAAGAGAGGGTGCTGGTAGACCAAAAAAAGCAGATGAACTTAAACTAATAGAAAAGTTGGATAACCTTATTGATAATGATGAGGTAATTAAAACACTAGGCAAGCAGATACTAAAAGGTGATAGCCGTGCTATGAGTTTATATTTCGGTTACAGATACGGTAAGCCTAAAGAGAGTGTAGACATAACATCAACAGATGGGTTTAATATTAACTTTAAGGATATTATAAAATTTAAGTGATAGAAGTAGACCCAAAGTATAACCCTATCCAAACATCAGATGCCAGGTATTATATTGTTACTGGTGGTCGTGGTTCAGGTAAATCGTATTCTATAAACTTACTATTGTTGTTGCTCACTTTTGAAGCTGGGCATACAATCTTGTTCACTAGGTTTACATTATCATCTGCATACATTTCTATTATACCAGAATTTATACATAAGATAGAAACACTTAACTTACAAGATGCATTCTATATAACAAAAGATGAAATACGAAATAAGCTATCTGGTAGCAAGATAATCTTCAAAGGTATCAAGACATCAAGTGGTGACCAAACAGCTAACCTAAAGTCTTTAACTAACGTTAGCACGTGGGTAATGGATGAAGCAGAAGAACTGCAAGATGAAAACATATTTGACAAGATAGATTTAAGTGTAAGAAACCTAAAACAAAAGAATAGGGTTATACTTATTTTAAATCCAGTTACAAAAGAGCATTGGATATATAATAGGTTCTTTGAAGATAAAGGTGTACAAGCTGGAACAAACTCAACCAAAGGAAATACAACCTACATACACACAACTTATTTAGATAACATAGAAAACCTATCTAAAAGCTATTTAGAGCAAATAGAAAACATTAAGAAACGCAGACCAGAGAAATACAAACATCAGATGCTTGGTGGATGGTTAGAAAAGGCAGAGGGTGTAATATTTACTAACTGGAAAATAGGTGAGTTTAAAAAAGTAGGTGTAAGTGTCTTTGGTCAAGATTATGGATTTGCAGCAGACGAAAACAGTTTGGTGGAAACTAACATAGATACAAATAACAAGATAATCTATTTAAAGGAATGCTTTTACTTGAAAGGTCTTACCACATCACAAATAGCTGAACTAAACCTTAAACACGCTAAAAATCATCTTATAGTTGGTGATAGTGCTGAACCAAGATTACTACACGAACTGAAAGCAAAAGGTTGTAATGTAGTCAAAGCAATAAAAGGTCAAGGTTCAATTACCTATGGCATAGCTTTACTACAAGATTATGATTTGATTGTAGAAGAAAACAGTATCAACCTCATCAAAGAACTAAACAACTACTCTTGGTTGGAAAAAAAGTCTAAAACACCACAAGACAAATTTAACCATATTATAGATGCAATTAGGTATGCAATCTCATATCAACTACAAAACCCAAATAGGGGTAATTACTTTATTTCATAAAAGTTATTAAATTATTTGTTGGTATGTTATTTATTTGTATATTGCGATATAACTAAAACAGATATTATGAAAACACCATTAGAAAACGCATACGACAAATTAAGAGGATTAGACATAGAGTATAATTCTGAACTACTAACCATTATGAGTAATTTGGCATCAGAAGCATTTAGTGTAGGTTATAACAAAGCAGTTAAAAACACACAAGAGGTTTATAAAAAAGTTTACGAACTATAAAACAAAGCATATGTATAGTAATTGTTGTGGTGCAGAAGCATCTTATTTAAGTGATGAATTATGTGGCTCTTGTTTAGAACACGCAGTATTTAACGAAATAGAAGAATAATGAAAAAGATAATAGATAAATTCCTAATTAAAAGAAGCATCAGACCATACAAGGTAGTACCTTTATCAACTGGTGTAATTGTAGAACATTACCGTAATGGTAAATTAAAAACAGAATATTATGGATTGGTATAGCCCCCCAGAGTACAAGGATTATGAATGCAGCGAATGTGGTGCAGAAATAGAAAGAGAAGGTGTGTGTAGTGGCACTTGTCACGAGGCAAGTATGATTTAGTTAAGTTGAGTTTTGTTTAAAAGGTGCATCAGAAATGGTGTGCCTTTTTTTATTATATTTACTTACTATAAAAAACCATTTTAAAAACGTTATATAAATATGAAAGTTGAATTAATCATTCCAAGTGACCTATCTGAAATATCTTTAAAGCAATATCAGAAGTTTCTAAAAATACAAGAAACCAATGATGATAGTTATTTCTTACAATGTAAAATGATAGAAATATTTTGTAACCTGGATGCAAAAAGTGCAAGGTTATTAAAGCTAACAGATGCAGATAGAATTGTTGAGATTATCAATAATATGTTTGAAGATAAACCAAGTTTAATAAGAACCTTTAAAATAGGTGGTATTGAATATGGTATAATTCCAGACTTGGATGAAATGAGTTTAGGTGAGTATATAGATTTAGATACTTACATTGGTGACTGGCAAAATATGCAAATAGCAATGAATGTATTATACAGACCAATCAGTAAAAAGATAGGTGACAAGTATTTGATTAATGAATATACTTTAGATGCAAAAGAAAAGTTAGAAGAAATACCTATGGACATAGTCTTGGGGTCAATTTTTTTTTTGTACAATTTAGGAATAGACTTATCGAAAACTATGGTGGACTATTTGGAAGCACCGCAGATGGACAGCTTGATGCGGGAACAAATTTTTCAAGAAAGTATGGATGGTATCAAAGCATCTTCACTGCACTCGCTCAAAACGATATTAGAAGACTTGAAGATATCACTAAACTAAATGTACATAAATGCTTATACACTTTAGAATATTTAAAAGAGAAAGCAGAAATGGAAGCAAAAAGAATTAAAAAGAATTTTAAATGAGCCAACAAGGAATAAGAGGGTATTATCAACTTACCTCAACAATAGAAGAACAATTAAGAGGTACTGAATTTACTAATACAGTTTCTATTGGTGACATAAGCAAAGTAAACCTAAACAAGCAAGACATATTTCCATTAGCACATATGATTGTAAATAGTGTTTCAGCAGAAGAACAAGTGTTGAGGTTTAACATAAGTATATTAGCTTGTGATATTGTGGACCAATCAAAGGATATAACAACAGATAGATTTACTGGCAATGATAATGAACAAGATATTCTAAACACGCAGCTATTGGTTTTAAATAAGCTGATACAGAAGTTAAGGATGGGAACATTGCATACAGATATGTACCAACTTGATGGCAATCCAAGTTTAACACCTTTTAGTGATAGATTTGAAAATGAACTTGCTGGATGGACAGCAGATATTACTATACTAATTTACAACGATATATACATTTGCTAATGCAGTTTAAAAACGTAGATGAAATATTAAACAAGTATGGTAAGTATGTTGTGCAGCAATCTAAATCAAACCTAACCAAAGATAAAAAAGGTGGTGGTGATTTATATAATTCAGTTAGTTACGTTATAGATAAAAGCCAAGATGATTTTTTGTTAGAATTTCTAATGGAAGATTACGGTGTATTTGTAGATAAAGGTGTAAAAGGTAAAACCTCAACCTATCCGGAAACAAGTGCAGCATTATCTAAATTTCAATATGGTAGTGGTACTGGCCCAAAAGGTGGTTTAACTAAAGGTATCAATGCCTGGTTAAAAAAGAAAAGGTTTCAGTTTAGAGATAAAAAAGGTAGGTTTATGAGTTATGATACAATGACTT